TTATTTATCAATTTGGCACTCAACTTCTGTGCTATCCAGCAAAGTCACAATCACCTTTTCTTCTTTGTAGACCGTCATCTTCTCCACTAGTTTAAAGAATAAATTCATATCAAAATTTTCAAGTGGTTTGGCCTTTGTTATGATTTCAATAAACTGCTTGGCTTTATATTTTTCGAGTTGGTTCTCGCCTTTTTCCTTTTCCCCCCACTTTTGTATAAAATACTCACTGTTTTCTAAGATAGCATTAAAAACATTAATGAAAATTTGGTAGAGTACTTTGTCTTCAATGTGCGTGTTGTTGCAGCCCTTTTTCCCTTTCTCCGCATACTTCTTGTTACATCTCCATACTTTCCTTCTAAATCGATCATCATTGGAGTTCCACACCTTTCTGCCAAATGCGCTGCTGCAATCTCCGCATATCACTTTTCCTGCAAATGGGTTATCGCTGGTTCCATAGTCTATTCTTTTAAATCCATGGTTTTCCGCAAATACCTTTTTTCTCTCCATTTCAAGCTGCACTGCTTCCCACATATCCTTGTCTATGATTGCGGGGTGGTTGTCTTCCACATAATATCGTGGAACTTGGCCGGTGTTTTCCACCCTTTTCTTTGTTAAATAATCAACGGTGTAGGTCTTTTGAAGAAGGGCATCGCCTTTATATTTTTCATTACTTAACATCTTTCTGATACTGCCCTCATACCATTTGGCCTTACCGTTCCAGTTTGGAACCCTATCTTCTTCAAGCTCCCTGGCGATTCTGTTTGGGCCCTTCCCATCTAGATAATCTTTAAATATTCGTCTAACAATTTTGGCTTGTGACTCGTTAATGATCAGGTTGCCATCTTCACCTTTATCGTAACCCATGAATTTTGTATGGTTGAGTGCGACCTTTCCCTGTTCAAACCTTCGTCTAATTCCCCAAGTAGAGTTTTCAGAAATAGATCGACTCTCATCCTGCGCTAGGCTTGAAAGAATACTTAGAAGAACTTCCCCCTTTGCATCGAGTGTATTTATGTTCTCTTTCTCAAAAATAACGCCTATTCCTAAATCCTTTAGCTGCCTCACGAAATTCAAGCAGTCTAAAGTATTTCTTGCAAAGCGTGATATGGATTTGGTAATGATCATGTCTATTTTTCCATTCTTACAATCCTCAATCATTTTATTAAACTGTTCACGCTTTTTTGTATTGGTTCCTGATATCCCTTCATCTGCGTAAATTCCTGCTAGTTCATAATCAGGGTGGGTGGTAATGTAAGTTGTATAGTATTCAACCTGAGCCTCATAACTTGATAACTGTTCTAATTGGTCGGTCGATACCCGGCAATACGCTGCCATTCTCTTTTTCTGGGGTTCGAACTGTTCTGGATTTACCTTCATGTTTGCACTTGCTGGAATAATGGTAATGTTTCTTGCCATTCTTTATAACCTCCTGAACAACAGTTTCTTCTTTTATGTCGAGCCTTCCAGCAACCTCATCATCAATCTTCGTTCCTGGGCAGGTATTTTTTCCATTTTTTATATAGTTGCTGCATTGCCATACAATTTTTCTGCATGGAAGTTTACTGTTCCACGTCCTTCTCTTTAAGCTGGATCCGCACTTCCCGCAATAGAGCATTCCTGTCAAAGGGTATCGCTTTTGATATTTGCTTTGATCGCCAACGTTTCCTCTTGCCTCAGCCCTTAATTTCATTTCTTTTTGAACTGCATCCCATTCCTCTTTTGAAATAATAGCTGGATGGTTGCCTTCAATATAATAACTGTCTAATTTACCGTTGTTTCGGATAGTGCCTTTTTTAAGATGATCCGGGGTGTAATACTTTTGAAGAATAATATCGCCTTTATATTTTTCATTCTTCAGCATGTTCAAAATGGTGCTCTCCTGCCAATTGCCCCCTGCAACGGTTGGTATCCCCTCTGCGTTTAATTCCTTTGCAATCGTGAACACCCCTTTGCCCTTCAAGTAATGTTCAAATATCCTTTTAACAATTTCTCCTTCCTCCTCATTGATAACTAAGTCGCCATTTTCATTCTTGTCGTAGCCTAAAAAACGATTGGTGTTTATGATCAACTCCCCTCGTTCAAATTTCTTCCTTATCCTCCATTTAATATTTTCACTAATATTTTTGCTTTCTTCTTGTGCCAAGGATGAGAGGACGGTAAGCATTAACTCCCCATCCCCTGATAATGTGTTGATATTCTCTTTCTCAAATCGCACTTCAACGCCTAGTTCCTTGAGTTCTCTAACCCTTTTGAGCACAACTGTTGTATTTCGTGCAAATCTTGAAATGGACTTTGTGATAATCACATCAATAGCGCCTTCCTTGGCTAGTTCTAGCATTCTTTTAAATTCAGGTCGGTTGTCTGTGGTTCCACTAATTCCTCTATCTGCAAACACACCCGCAAATTCAAATTCTGGGTTTGACCCAATCAATCGTTCATAATAACCAATTTGGTTTTCTAAAGACTCACCTTGCTTTTCATGGTCAGTTGAAACCCTGGCATAAGCACATACTCTTTTCTTTGTGTCTTTCACAATGGTTGGTTCTATGATTCTAACTCTCAAATGGAGGCCCTCCTTTCTATCAATTTGGTACTACCATATATCACTCTAAAGGCCTAAATAATCAAGTTAATAGAACCATTATTCGAATTTAATATAGCCATCAAAGCCCGCTGTCTTAAGCTTTTTAAGTGTCGCCTCTGCATTGTCCTTTTTGGAAAAGGCACCCACCTGTACTCGATAATATTTCTTTCCTTCTGTTGATTTCTCGGTTTTACTTGATGAGTTAATTACCGTAATAGCATCCTTATCAATCCAGCTCATAATCCCCGCAGATTCTCTACCATTCTTCTTATCTACCTTTTTGCCTAGTAGAACACAGGTCTTTCCACCCTTAACGACCGTTTTCCCATTTGAAATAACTTGGGTTACTTTGTGGTAGGAACCTGTTTTAACCCAAGCTGGAATGGATGCCCCGCCGGGATAATAGGATTTTGCTGATGCTTTCACTTCCACCACATCTCCAACTTGAATTGCTGATGGTACATCGGCAGGGGCACTTGTTTTATTTAATGCCACTCTCACTGCTGCTCGAAAAGAGTTCATACTTTCCCCATGCTTAGGAAACCAGTGCATGACATCCCCATGGTTACTAGCGACACCCATCTTGGCGCCTTCTGAGTGACAGATAATTTCCTTTTCAGTTAAATCATATTCTCGGCAAAGCCTCACACAAAGATCTACTGCGTTCTGCCAAGCCTTTCTAAAATAATCTTCATTCTTTGAAACATTGTAGCCAACCATCGTGGATCCTTTACCATAAGAAAAACCACCAGGCTCGCAAATTTCAATGCCAATATGAGTGTTGTTCCCTGTACCACCGCAATGCCAGCCTCTATGGTTCCAAGGTAAGTACTGCCATACTTCTTTGTCATCTACAAAAGCATGAACAGCAACCTGTCGATTGGTTTCACTCGACTTGTACGACTTATTCCAACGACTGAACCAATCTGCTGCCATCACACCAGGAGTTGCAGTCGAGTGAACCATAATTCCTTTTGGTGTGATTTTCTTCCCTGCCGTAAAACAATCATTTCTCGTCATATATTTAGCGTTTAGTTTCATTCTTGTCATCCCCTTGCCATGTAATTGAGCTAAGACATCTTTCAATTTTTGTGGAATTGGAAGCCCGATTCTTGATCCGTTTTCCATTATGCTGATGCCCTCATTTGAGAGATAAAAAAAGATGACGGCTGTCCGAATAACACTGCCCTCACCAATCAGTCGGCTGTCAATGATATGAGCAACACCGACAAGTATAAAAATAAGGATCTTTTTGAAAATCCCTCGAGCACCAATTTCACTGGAAAGCTCTTTATTAATAATGGCCACCATAATTCCAGTAATATAGTCTACAATGACAAAAATAATAAGAGCGTATAAAAATCCATCTAGGCCACCAAGAAACCACCCCAACCAACCGCCCAATGCTGCAATTACAGTTTGTAAAATTACCCAAAGTTCTTTTATTGCCATGTTCTCCCCTCGCTCTCCGATCTGTTTAATCTATATAAAAAGACGCCTGTGACAAGAGAGCCACCAAGCGCCTGTATTTTCATTATTTAATACGGAGCATAATACACATAACCACTAGCTTTCACATAAAATCCGTCACCCGGAACATAAACGGCCCCGCCAAATGTATCAGAATTAGTAGTAGTAAACCCAGGTTGTTCGACTCCTTCCCAATTCAGACCATCAGCTGATACATATAGCATGCTTTCATTGAAAAGAGCATATTTTCCCCAATCTTCCATCCAGATGATGTTCTGCGGATTTGGAATTTTGTTATTGGCCAGATTTCCAACATGGGATAGGTTTGTTTCCGCCAGCTCCGTAGCACTATCGTTCATGACACATAAATTCACATGAAAAATTCCACTAACATATCGATATTTCATGACGAAAAGCTTATCGTGAACCGAACGGATATACATGTAATATGTATTTAAATCCTCTGGAATAGTTGTGGTCCAAGAACCAGGGCTCGAGGTGCTTGCTGCTGCAATAGAACGATCTCCACCAACGACACCAACAAATTTTCCTTTATGAGTGGTCATGTAACTAAAGATGGGAACCGATGAACCATCCGCTCCTACCAAAGTCCAAGCCACTCTTTGTGTTAATGAAGCAAAGTTGTAATATACGGGAGACTTATAGTACCACCAGCTAACGACCCCAGAACCAATACTAGAATCATAAGCCCCTGTGGTCATGGAGTTTTGCGCTCCTTGACAGTAGCCAGCATTATACCAGGTGATGCCATCAAAAGAAGCGATAATATTGGCCAAGCCTATAATTTTGGCTAAAAACACACCGTCACCTGCCCATAAAATTTCTGGGGCACCGTTATTCCACCAAGAAACATTCACTACGGTCCATTGTCCAGTGGTTTTATTGTAATAGGACATATATGGGGTCTTTGCACGATACACAGCAATCTGTGCGTTCCCATTATCGTGAACATCAATTCTTGTTTCACTTCCATACTTGGTATAGCCAAAATCGTTATAATATTTCCTTTGCCAACTTAAGGTGGGGATAGGAAGAATGAGTTCACCCCTGCCTCCAAAAGCAGTCCAAATTGCTAGTGTATTGTTAAAATTACTATGGTAACTCATGCCCTATCCCACCACCTTTTCAATCCCAGTAATCCGACCACTACTATCAGTCGTATAGTTATAACTTGCCGTCTCTCCATCTGCATACGTAATTTCAAATCTCGTAGCATCCACCAACAAAGTGGACACTTCTTTTAATAACAGTTCTGAAAATATATCCTCTAAGGTAATGCTCGTAATTCTACCGCTGCCATCAGTGGCATAGCTGTATTTGGCATGAAATTGATGTGTATCTCCTTTTTCCACTTCATAAGTTACATTTATAAAACTAGCATCAACCGTTAGATTTTTTACGATTGTGTAAGAAACCCCAAGTTGGTCCATTTGGTACTTAAGACCATCAACAGAGCTGCCCACATCATTCAGAGAGCTTTCCACTTTGTTCATTGAGTTTTCTATCCGATAAAATGTATCCGAAATACTAGGTTTGTATCTGCCAACCTCAACTTGAATGTTATAACGATAGAAAGGGTTATATTCCAAGGAGATAATCCTTGTTTTCACATCAATGCCGAGTGGTTTGAATACAATATGGACATTATCTCCGACTGCTAGATTCAATAGTTTAAAGAATGAAATATTATAGGAAGATGCATTTTCTCTTGAATCGTGGGAAACAGATACATTAGTGACGTTTTTTGAACCCATTACCGGCTGATATTCCATACTGCCACGATGTTTACAGATATTAATTAAATAGCCGTTATATTCAATTTCGCCACCTAAAATAGCAATGTACTGCATAAGAGCTGCCCTTCTAGACACTTCCTGGTTAATTTTCATTGTGTAACTATCGATAAAATCAACTGCGCCAGCGGAAAAAGGAGTTCCTGATAATAGCTGATTTAATCCAGCCGCAGGATCTCCTGTAAAATCAAACGCATCTATATTAAAAATCTCATCATTTAAAATGTACGATACATGTTCACAAGTCACCGAACATACTGGGAGACTTCCCTGCAATGACTTTGAGATTTGTACAATTTCAAAATATTGACCATTTAGCTTTGCCAGTTGTTTTGTTTTTAAAGCGAGGGCAGACTTGGCTAAAACCGTAAAAGATAGTGTAAACTCTCCTTCTAGCGTTTCTCTTACATTCGCAGACATCACTTTACGAATCGTTTGTATCAATGTGTTTCCTGCATAAATTTCTATCACCAAACTGCCCTCCTTTTACGAACCTGCAACCCCTAAGTTTCTAACGGTCACTGTATTTTGGTTCCATTGAAGCTGAGCAATAATGCGAGTTAACACATTTCCATCAATCGTTAATGGAATCGTGACATCAACTGATGCACTGCTCTTACCCCCTTCAACTCCAGTAACCACGCTGTCCATATTTAAATCAAAATCGGTAGGAATGGCACCTTCCATTTCTTTTTCTACATTGCCCATGGCATCAGAGAATCCAACACCAATCCCTTCACCCATGTTTTCACCAATTCCAGCAAAAACTCGTGAAGGGGAACGAATCCCAAGCACACCTTTTACACTACTAACGATTCCACCGACAAAACCACTGACCTTATCTTTTATCCAGCCAATCATGGAAGAAATCCCATTCCAAAGCCCACGTACAATGTTCACTCCCACTTGTCCAATGGAAACAGCCGCTTTTCCAATTCCAACGATGATTGCAGAAATAATCTGTGGTAACTGGCTCACAAGTTGAGGAATTGCTCTTAATAGCCCAGCCGCCAACTGAATAATCAATGAAATACCCAACTCAACAATTTTAGGGAGATTCCCGGTAATAAAGTTAATGATTGATGAAATAATAGCTGGAAGTGCTTCTATGAGTCTAGGTAAAGCATTAATAATTCCTACTGCTAAACCTTCTATAATTTTAAAAGCTGCCTCCAAAACCATGTCGAGATTGTTTATGATGGTTTCTACAATTAATAGAATCGCTGATACAATGGATGGAATAAGGTTAGGTAATGCCTCACCTATACCAGTTGCAAGGGTCACGACCATGGTTAAAGCCGCTTCAATTAAGGCAGGGAGGTTAGAGAGAATACCCTCTACCAAACTAAGAACAAGATAAAGTGCTCCTTCTGTGATTTGAGGTAGAGCCTCGATAATCCCTTGGAGTAGAGTCGTCACGATTTGCATAGCAGAATCAATGATCATTGGGAGGTTTTCTACGATTGCACCAACTAAAGACATAATAATTTGAAGTCCTAATGTAACGAACTGAGGCAATTGCTCGGTGATGAGTTCTGTTATACCAGCAACGGTCTCTCCTATCACTTCTGCAATTTTCTCAAAATCTCCATCCGCTTCATTAATCCCATTCGATAAGCCAGAAAACAAATCCGTAATTCCAGCAGAAACTTCACTTACTGCTGGTAGAAACACCCCTTGTAAGGAACGTTTTACGCCCTCTATTCCATCAGTTAGGTTATCGTATTTGACCTCTGTTATTTGAGCCAACGCATCTCCACTCGCGATGGTACTATCCTTTATCCCACCAAGAACTGGTAGTATACTGGCCTCTAAATCTTCAAACTGTGTACCAAATAGCTGCACACCAATTGTGTTTTTAAGAAGCGGATCTTCAATCTCTTGAAGTTTTTGAATGACACTAAAGAATGCAGCATTAGCTGTTTCCCCACCTTGGGCAAACTGCTTCGTCATTTCTTCTGCATTAAACCCAAGAGCGGTGAAGGCTTCCATACTCGACTTACTGCCGTCTTTAGCTCGGATATTAAATTCCTTAACAGCATCCCCAACCTTATCAATACTGAAAGCACCACTTTCTGCTCCAACTACTAAACTAGCGATAAACTCATCTGCACTAAGACCAAGGGAAGCATATTGAACGGAGTATTCATTCAAGGTATCTAATAGATCGCCATTTTTATCGGCACCGTTTTGAGCACCCACGGCAATAATGTTATAGGCCTCATCTGCAGAGATGCCAAAGTTTTTCATAAGAGCACTGGCTGCCCTAGCCGATTCCTGCATATCAAAGTCAAAGGTTTTCCTCAAAGCAAAACCGGACTCGGTGGCTTTTTCTAGCTCTTCACCCATGAGTCCGGTTATCTTTTGTACCTCTGAAATTCCTACTGCGACATCATCCAAGCTGTCACCGAAATTATGCTTGTACACGTTTTGGGCAATTTCACCCAATTCCTCAAGCTCTGCACCTGTTGCACCAGTTGAAGCGGAAATTTGATTGACAGCCATATTGTACTCATCGCCGAGTTTAATCAGGCTGGCCCCTGTAGCAACTGCAGCGGTTCCAATGGCGGCTACGGCTGCTCCAATGGTTGCACCGATTCCTTTTAAGACACCGCCTAACTTTTCAAATCGACCAGAAGCATCTTCAGTCTGATCCACTGCATTCTGTACTTCATTAGCAAACTCCTCAACTTCTCCTTCAGCATCGTTGAATCCTTCATTCAAATCTTGGATGGCTTGATTGTTATTCTCAAGTTCTCGCTCCATCTTCATCAGTTCAGACTTAGCGTTATTCAGTTGAATTTGCCAATTTTGTGTTCGTCTATCATTCTCTCCAAATGAATCTGCTGCGTTTCTAAGTGCCGCCTCTAATGTACTAATTTTGTCCTTTTGTGCATCAACTGACTTTGCGAGTGCTCCGTTTCTTGCAGTTAGGGCTTCAATGGATTGATCCTGTCGATCAAATTGGGCGGTGATAAGTTTCATTTCACTTCCTAACACCTTGAAATTTTGATTGATATCTCTCAAGGCATTTTTGAAGTCCTTCTCGCCTTCCACACCGATTCGAAGTCCAAAGTTATCAGCCACGACTCCACCTCCTCTCTTTTTGGGCATAAAAAAATACACCCCGCATTAGGTGCAATAGAACTAGATCCCCACAGGAATCACATCATCAATCGATACTTCCATCAACGGCTTAGCAATTCCGGTAAACTGCTTATGACATTCCCATAAATCCATTAAATAACCCATCGGCATGAGCCATACTTCTTCTTCACTACGATTTAACTGAGCGGTTCCATAATAAATAAGTCGGATAAACAACTCTTCATCGCTTACCCGACTTCCACGTTTTTTGCTGATTCACTCTGTATATGCCGTTTTGTGCCTTTCAGCATGCTGGCCATAATCGCATTCTTGTACTCTGCCAATTCAAAAGGAGTCGTCAATAATTCCACTTCGTCCTCTTTCAGCAATTCCTTTTTATCCTCTTTATTTTTCAAATTATGAATTAGGATTGACTGATTGGCTAATAACGTAATGAGCCAAACAATTTCATCCAGAGCAAGTTCAAAATCCTTTGAATTCATCAGCTTTGTTCCAAGATTCTCAAGACCGCCATACCTTTTTGCAATTTCTTTTGTCGCCTTGGTTGTTAAAATCAATTTGTATTCATCATCCCCAATTTCGATCACAGCACTTCTTTCCTCCGCTGCAAAATCAACATCTACAGTTGAAGGATCCACTTTTTCGTTCGCCAATGTTCATCATCCTCCTTTACGATACGGTAACCGTAGCCACGTTCGTTTTTACAGCGCTAGCACCAACAGAACTCAACACGCAGTAGTAATAATAGCTTCCTGCAATTAGATCCGTTGGGATATCAAAGCTCGCTGACGTTTCTCCATTAATAGCGGTTCCACCTGTCGTGCTGTTGATTGTATTTTCATACCACTGATAAGTAACTGGATAACTAGTATTCGTGCTTGCAACCACTGACAGACTACCAGAAATGCTACCTGCCACCACCTCCGTTAAATCTGCGGGCTGAGTGGTGATCGTAATCGTTGGAGTCACTGGTGAAAAATTAGGTTCGTACACAGAACTAAACCAATTCGTAATGGTTTCCTGGGCTACACCATTATCCCCTTCTGTGACTTCCGCTTTCCATGGATGTTTATTTTCAGTGTCCAGCTTATTTCTTCTAAAAACAGTACCTTCTATGGTGGGACTGCTGAATGTAATTGATTCACCTTTTGTCGTAAGATTCGTTGTAGGAATGCTAAAAATAACCCGATAAAGCCAGAAGTATCGATACTTTCCATTCGCTTTCTTGGCACGAAACCCAACCGCTACGGGATTTCCTCCATCTTCACTTCTCGAAACCACTACATTGTTGCTATCAATCTTACTTCCTGTTAAATCTTGTGCTGCGATAGAGCCGATATCATCAATTCCAAGGGTTAATGTACCACTATTAAATTCCTTTACAATTTCTGATGCACCATCATCCGCATAAAGGATGGCTTCAATGAGTTCAACACTGAGTTCTGCAGTCATAGCTTTTGCAAGTATTTTAGGAGTGCTACACGTTTCAATGCCGTTCTCATCTTCTGTGATTTTGGCATAAAATAAACGGTCCAATCCGATCGTTGCCATTTAACTTTCCTCCATTTCATATTCTTTTAGTACATCAATGGCGTAATGATGATATTTCGTATCATTCTCAAACCCGATATATTGCCTGTCTGTAATGGTTATATCCGCTTTTATCAGAATCTTTGTAAGCTGTTTTTTTAATGGCTGATAATTCTTTTTCGTAAAAAGAGACAGCCGTGCTTCCTCAATAACAGAATGGGCCTGATTATCGGCAAAGAAGTCCAACCTATCTGACATAGGTGTAATTACGATGTATTCATCAGGTGGTTTCTTGGAAAAGACACCTGTTTCAATGGGAATGCCAATGGGTTCGAGTAAGATATTAAGATCTTTTAATAGACTCATAGTTTCTCAATCTCCTTATCCAGTGCTTTCTCCATCGCATCCGCACAGGCTTTTCTTGTAGCTGACTTTGTAGGCTTTAGCCAAGGTCTAGGAGGTTGGCCGGATTTCCCATACTCCAACACAGCTGCCTTCAAAGCATTGGAAACCCCTTTACTGTCTTTTGTTGTAGGAACGCCTACTCTCAAGTTCCAGTCACCTTTTGCATCTAGGACAGCCTTTGTCGTTTCAAGTGATGCCAATAATTCACCAGTCGATTGAGAGGGTTCTTTCGTTCCCTGACCAATTCTTGCAGCTAGATTACTTTTAGCTTTCTGAATAACTGGCTCTGCTCCCTTTTCTAGTACTCTTGGAACAATATCATCAAAGTGACGATTTAATTTTGCGATTCTTTCTAAAAAGTCATCTGGCATTTTTACTGCTGCTCTTGCCATAGCCTCACCCCTTTGACCCTGTAACTTTCTCAGCTAACACTTCTACATACATGCCACGCTCTTTGATATCCTCAACACTCAAAATGTTGTATCGTTCATCCTTACAGCCAATGACAAATTCCGTCGTTAACTCAAATCCCCGAGGTTTTCTAAAACGAAAAAGAGAGCTAGCCACAGAGAAACTAGCCCGGTTTTTCCATGCTTCGCTCCCATGACGACTTTCTTTATAAGCTCTCATGGAGGCTAAAAGTTGCTCATCTTTCGTAACAAATCCCTCAGCATCTTTGCTGGATTCTTCTTTAAAAATTTCAATCCTGACATTCATTTTTCCCAAACTCATATGATCACGTCCTTATTAAGACGAAGGAGCATATTGACCACATTCCAGACCTGTTTACTCGCTTCCACATTGTCAGCAAAAAAGCCACCAGTACTCCCATCTCGACTTTCATAAAAGTGAGATGACAGCATGATGACAGCCTGTTCGGTCGTTGGATGCAAAGGATTTTCTTTGTAAAAGCCATCGGGTTTCTTTTGATAGCTTTCTGCATAGGAAACAGCAGCAGTGATGAAGCTGGAAAGCAGTACATCGTCTTCATCATGGTTTAGAATAAGGTTTTGTTTTACCTTTGATAGCAACTCATCCATCACTGCTTCCTCCCTTTATTATTCGGCATTCATCAGACCAGCTGTTTTCAGTTTTGCTAGTAAAGCATTAAAGTCAGTAACAAGTCCAGCTACATCTACAGCAGTACTATCTGTTTGAAGTGCGGCTGGACTTAATGGTGTTCCGTCAAAAGCTAACTTTCCTTCTGGAGTTATATCTAATTCCCCACCAATGACAGTTCGATTTCCACCTTGTTCGGTATAATTTTTGACATTACTCATGAATGATCACCTACGCTTTCTGTTGAAGGACTTTAATCGCTTCAGGAAGAATCAACTTTCCATCCACCCGCTGTGATGCCTTGAAGCCAACTTGTCCTGTTGCGGCATATAACTCATTTAATCTCTGGAAAGAACGACCTTGTCTGTCAGCGACCCAATAATATCCGAAATCACCAAAAGCAATCGTCTTAGCACCTGCTTCAACCGTTGGTACATAAGCAGAGGTTTTTACTGGGCGATTTAAAATTGTATCCGGTTGTCCCGCTTGGATCGAAGGCTGCCATAAGTACTGTCCATTCCCGTCTTTTAATTTTCGAATTAATTTCACAGTTGCATCATTCATGATAAAGATAGCCTTTTTACGATAAGGCGATTTTAATGAATAGAATAAATCCATAATCTCATCCACTGAAACTGCGGTTGCAGAAGTTCCAGTCACACCAAGTTCTGCTCCACCAGTGGCATTAAAAATGCCAGTCGGTTTTCCGGTACCATCTCCAACAAAGAAAGCTTCTTCTTCTTTGGCACCAATCCGTCTGGCAAATTCTTTTGCAATATACGCTTCAAGATTAAACACACTATCATTTAAAAGTTCCTCGGACACCTTAATCATGGTGGCTAATTTATAAGCTCCAATTGAAACTTGTCCAAAGCTATCATCTGATTCAGGAATCAGTCCTTCTTCATCTACCCATGAAGCGGTTCCTTTTGAAGCAACCACCGGGATTTTACGATCTCCTGAGGAAGTCGTAATGACCTTGGCTAATGACCGGAAGATATTTTCCTCTTCCAACGATTCAATCAGAGTTCTTTCAAACTCATCTGGAGCAAGATATCCACCCTCAGAATCAGTTCCAATTTTCAAGGCATTCTGTACTTCATAGTTGCTTTTATTCCTCATCGATTTCCAGAACGCTTCCTTGTATTCATTGGTTGCTCGGCCTGTTTTCTGCCCTTCAGCACCCGTTGGCTTTGAAGTAATCGGCTGATTAATCGGCTTGGATAGTTCTAAATCGATGGCTTGCTGTCTTTCCAAGCGGTCAATCTCCTTCCCAAGATTTACAACTTCTGCCTCCATCTTTTCATAAGTGGAAGTATCCTCGGCAGAAAGGATCCCATCTTCTCCACGTTTTGAATCAAGAAATGCTTTTGTTTGTTCCCATGCTTTTGCTCGCTTTTCACGCAGTTCTAATACTTTACTCATCCAAATCTCCTCCTTAAAATTTTAAGAGGTCTAGCCTCTTGTCTAATACGGAAATATCAGTTCCTGTTTTCTTTTGTGGCAGTTTGTGTAAAAAGGAATTCACCACCGCCATTTTGTTGTAAATGATGCCTTCATCCGATGAGTCCTGATCACTTTCTTCTTGGAACATGATCTCATCAGCAAAACCAAGCTCCACCGCCTTTTTGGAATTAAACCAACTTTCATCATCCATCATGTGCGAGAGCTTAGTCCTTGAAAGACCTGTCTTCAGTTCATAAGCGTTGATAATACTCTCTTTTACCTCACTCAACATCTGGATTGCTTTTTTCATTTCCGCTGTATCTCCAAAAGCGATGGTCATCGGATTATGAATCATCATCATGGAGACGGGCGACATGTAAACTTCCCCACCTGCCATCGCAATAACGGAGGCAGCACTTGCGGCAATTCCGTCAATCTTTACTGTCACATCCCCTTTGTAATCCATGAGCATGTTGTAAATTTGACTTGCTGCAAAAACATCGCCACCTGGTGAATTAATCCAAACGGTGATATTTCCACCATCATTGTTTAGCTCTGATTTAAACTGTTTCGGTGTTACTTCATCACCAAACCATGATTCTTCAGCAATCACTCCATCCAGATGAAGTGTCCTGCCGTCTTCATTTTTGACCCAATTCCAAAACTTCTTCATGCCTTATCCCTCCTCATATTTTTCTGTCCAAGCGCCCGCTTTTGACATATCAACGAAGTTCCCGTTAACCAAATATTTATCTCCACCTTGTTCTTCATGAATCATGTTCATCTCTTCAAGTTCTCGGATGTCATTCGCTGACATTACCCCGTTTTGTCGCATGATTTGATAGAATTGAGCTCTTGATCCTGCATCTCCTCGAAGCCGTCCGTTCAGATTAAACTTGATAAAGTATTCCTTCTTATCCATTTCACTTAACAGAGCCTTCTTCATGGACTGTTCAATTCTCGTAACCCAAGGCATGATCGTATTGTCGATGAAGCTAATGGATTGATGTTCAATATTACTAAAAGTCGCTTTATCTAAATTGGCTACCAGATGAGGCGGAACTCGAAAGATTCTACAAATCTCTTCCGTTTGAAATTTTCTCGTTTCAAGGAATTGTGCTTGTTCTGGTGGAATACCGATACTTTGAAACTTCATTCCTTCTTCTAGAACTGCAATTCGATGTGCATTGTTAGAACCCTGATAGACCGCATTCCAGCTTTCCCGTATTTTCGTTGGATCCTTAACCACACCGGGATGCTCTAATACACCACCGGGGTTTGCCCCATTAGCGAAGAACCTAGCTCCATACTCTTCGGTGGCGAGGGCCATTCCAATCGCATTTTTAGCCATAGCAATAGGTGAATATCCCACAAGACCATCAAAGCCAAGCCCAGGAATATGAAGAACCTCTTCATTTCGAAGGATGACTGTCCCCGTGTCTTTTCGATATTCGTAGTAAAGTTCCCCTGTAGAAGTTCTATCCACCGCCATCCTATCAGGAAGTAAAGGATAAAGAGATAGTACATTTCCTCTGCCATCTCGGATAATCTGGGCGTAGGCATTTCCCCATAATAAAAGATGACTCATCAGTGTTTCTCTAAACACGAACGAAGTCATCTCGGCATTTGGCTCATCATGGAGCATGTAATATAAATTGTGTTCTACTGCTTTTTCCTTACCATTGTCAGTGTATCTGTATAAATGAAGCGGAAGACTTGCAATGGTTTCTGCTAGAATTCGCACACAAGCGTAGACCGCTGTGGTCTGCATCGCCGTTCTTTCATTGACTGTTTTCCCACTAGTTGTACCTCCAAAAAAGAAGCTATAGGTGCTTCCTAAAAAGCTGTTCTTTGGAGCATCTCTTGATTGGAAAAGTCTAGATATCAGTGGTATCTTCATTTTCTCACTTCCTAAAATTGGGCATAAAAAGAGCACCTGATATTAACAGATGCTCATAGTTCAGCTAGCATTAAATCCACGGATATAGCTCTAGGTCAAAACTTTCCTCCCAGTTTCGTGGATGCCAAGGGTTCTTACTTGATACAAACCTCATAGCAAAAACCCTCTTATTCGCTTTGTTTAGTTTATCTAAGACTATATTTATATTTTCCTCATAATTTTCGTCGTATTTACTCCCAGCATTACTAGTTCCCCAGGCAACAATTGCTTCTTCAATACTATTAATATCAAGAAGTGAATCGATAGCCTCAAAATTCTTAATCATCTTTTCTTCGTATGAGTCAGATTCAATAAAATGTTTTACTTTTTTAGAATCAGTCTCATAATTTGGATACAAATTTGCAATGTAAACCCCGCTATAAGATTTACTACAGAATCGGAGAACATTATTAATTGTTTTATCAGATTTAGTTTTATCGGCTTTACTTGGATTTCGCATAATCACGAGAGCACATCTATCGGATATCGCATTCTTAAAGGGTACAAACATTGAATATCTAAATCCTGGTTCATCATCAATATCAATATTATCAACATCAACATATTCAGTATTATACTTATAAACTCGCTCTTTCCCCATTTGAATCCTCCTAGATAATTTACGGATCTTGGTATTCTTATAAGTATAATATTATAAATACTAGAAAATTCACAGAATCAAAATCCCTCGGCCATCATAAACACTCTCTCTATTTTCATTCCTGATTGCTCTATCCAACGCCATAATCAAAGCAACAGCACCATCAATACGTTCTGTACTTTTCTCTTTATCTGGCTTTATGTTCCCTGCTGGGTCTGTTTTCACAAAGATGTTATCCATCATCCATCTTAAAACTGGATTCCCACCGTGAACGATTCTTTTCTCAAGGGTGATCTTCATCAATTCTTTAGATGCTGGTGACATATCCTTGTACCCTTGTCCGAATGGAACAACGGTGAAGCCCATTCCTTCAAGGTTCTGAACCATCTGTACAGCACCCCATCTGTCAAAAGCAATTTCCTTAATGTTGTACTTGGTACCTAGTTCTTCAATAAAAGCCTCAATAAATCCATAATGAACCACGTTTCCTTCTGTCGTTTTGATATATCCCTGCTGTTCCCAAATATCGTAAGGAACATGGTCTCTCCTCACCCTTACCTTCAGATTTTCATCTGGTATCCAAAAGTAAGGAAGAACAATGAATTTTTCATCTTCCGTTCTTGGTGGAAACACCAACACAAAAGCTGTAATATCTGTTGTGCTAGAAAGATCCAGCCCAGCAAAACATTCTCTTCCTCTAAGACTATCTAGGTCAACCGGATCATCACAAGCATCCCATTTCTCCATTTGCATCCAACGGGTCGATTGCTTCACCCATTGATTGAGCCTCAATTGTCTGAAGATATTTTCTTCTGCAGGATTTTCCCTTGCACTAATAAACGCATTTCTAACTTTCTCTATGTCAATGGTATGGTCCAATGATGGATTGGCCTTATACCAGTTCTTTTCATCAGTCCAATCATCATCGTCTTTGATCCCGTAAATGACTGGATAAAAAGTAGGGTCAATCTTTCTTCCCTCAATAATGTCCACCGCTTTTTGATGGACTTCATAACAGATTGAATTTCGATCTGTACCTGCAGTTGTGATTAAAAAGAACAACGGCTGAAGTCGAGCATCCCCAGAACCTTTTGTCATAACATCAAACAACTCACGATTTGGCTGAGCGTGCAATTCGTCAAAGACAACAGAATGAACATTCAGACCATGTTTCGTATAAGCTTCAGCGGATAGTACCTGATAAAAACTATTGGTAGGTTTATAGACTAGACGTTTCATTGACATGACGGGCTTGAACCTTTTCCTAAGGGCTGGCGACTGATCCACCATCTCCACTGCAACATCAAAAACAATGGAGGCTTGTTGCCGGTCAGAGGCACAACCATAAACCTCTGCTCCCCATTCACCGTCAGCACATGTCATTAATAAAGCAACCGCAGCGGCAATTTCACTCTTTCCATTTTTCTTTGGTATTTCAATATAAGCGGTATTATATTGCCGATAGCCATTTTCTTTGACCGTACCAAATACGTCTCGGATGATTTTATCTTGCCAAGGGAGAAGGTCGAAAGGAACCCCACGCCACTGACCTTTCGTATGTTTTAAGCAGTTGATAAAGTTAACGGCATGCTGAGCCTTTTCCTCGTCATACACCTTTACCACCACCTTGAAAGAGCATAAATTCCATCGGGTCATTTGCATCACTTGGTTTGTCTGCCACAATTCTACTTCTCGATGAAGGCGTTAATCCAAACTGCTCACAGAACCGATTCATGATTTTTAAATAGCTCTGGGCGATGGAAACCTGCGGCACCTGTTGCCAATATCCTGAAGGGGTTTTGACAATGGTTCCATGCTTGGTAATAAACTCTTCTGCCTCTTTCCATCTAGCATAGGCTTGGCAATATCCCGCAAAGGCAGCCATATCTACTTCAGTCAGGATTCCTAATTGCTCTAGTTGTTTGACCATTCTTCGCCACTCTTTCTTGGCTTCTGGTTCCAGCCAAGATGGGCATCTTGGTGCTTTCTTTTCAGGTTTCGGTTCATTCTGATTCAAATCCCGCTTTCCTGGATTGCCTTCTAATGCTTTCAGTGCAGTTGGCTTTGGTTTCCTTCCACGTTGGGCCACAGGCGCCACCTCCTTTCAAAATTGGCATAAGAAAAGAGCCTACCTCCTGATAGACTCCAATAATTCATTTCTTTAGTTCTTCCATATTTCCATCTTGAACTCACCTTCAAAAACCATCCAGCGTACTTCCCCATCTTCAAGTTGTAGGACTAACATTCCCGGCAATAGATACATTTCATTTTCTTGATATCCCGCTGATTCCAGATTTCGCTTTTGCTGAAGCAATAGTTCCATTCCCCTCACCGCATCAACATTCCCTTGTAGCATCTGAACCGTATCTCTGGCCATTCAAACAACCTCCCTGTGTTTTTGTATGTCTATACATCACTCTAAACACAGGGATTATCAAGTTAATTATCGCCCTTAATGCCTTTATAATTGGTATTGCCCTTCTTAATTTCCTCATGCTCAGCTTTGACCGCCTCACCATAGTCGGCCCGCTTGGTTTCCTTCTCCTTACAGCTTAAGCAAATGCAATCGGTATTGTACATGGACATAATCCGTCCGCCTTTTAATCTGCCGCCACAGCGATCACAATGTGTTTGTGTGAAGAACTTATCCATTCGGTTCACTCACCTTTCTAAAGGCTCCGCTTCCTTCAAGGTTTTGCAGTAGTACCTTTCTAGTTGTTTTGTACTCGGGGCCATTCATTCCGAGTCTTATCAGCCAAGTCCTAAAGGCATATTTCGGATTGTCATCCTGAGCTCGTTTGAAAGTGGCTCGCTTTTGCTTTTTGGCATTTTGGTTGATGAATGCGGCGAGGTCTTGAAAGGCTGCAATTTTCTCTGAATCCAAGTTTTGCGCTGCTAGTTTGATAGTGAATGTTTCTTTTTCAAATGCTAAGCCTGGGATTCTCTCAAGGCCAAGTTCATTAAGTGCCTTCTTAAACTCTTCAAAGGTATTTGTTTCTTTTTCACTCAAGTCCTCTGGAAAGGTTTCATCCATCAGCGGTTGGTTTGTTTCAAAGGCCATTATGATCAGGTGCTGTTTGCTATAAAGCATGTTTACTAGATTTCTTAATGTGTTTCCGGTGTGGCCCTCGAGCGGAAGAGTTACCTCAATCCCATCCAATTCAAGAATCGCTGGCTGTTCTACGCTGGTTTCTTCTTCCTGCTCTGGCGGGTTAATGATCTCTTCAAAGGTTTCCACTTCTCCGGCAGAGTTGGTAATCGTGCCCTGTCTATCAATAGTGTAGGTTTCATCCTCGGTTACAATTTCATAAGCAAAGGTTGGAGCGTTTAAATACTTAGGTTTCACCCCTAAAAATTCGCCTAGCTTTTTGACCATTTCTTTTCTATCCATTTTCTTTACCTCCTGTGTTTTGGTGTAGTACATATATCACTCTAAACACAGGTAATAGCAAGTCATTCCTTACCAAAATGCGTATATTTATATACCAATAGAAAAAGGCCTAAGAAGGCCCCACTCTAATCGTTTTCAATTGCTGTATATCTTGGATAACTATAGCCTTCACTGTTTACTAAAACAGTTTCACCGGATGCTTTATTCATGACTCTTATGCATCGAGCCTCTCTATTCGTATTCACTCCACCATCTTCTCGTGTGATCCAAGGCTGGTCGTTAAAGAAGTCGTTCGCAAAGTTATAAAAATCCTTATCTTCTAACTCCACTTCTTTTGTTACGATATATGTTTGACCCCGCTGTCCTTGCTTAATGGCTTCTTCAGTGATTTCCTTCAGCTCAGCTAGATTGCTAACTTTCCTTCCAAATAATGCTTTCATTTCATCATCACTCCACCTCAACGTATTCCATGATGATTTGGAGGGCTTTACCATAGGTACTAGATGCCTTCGCCCTGCCTCCAATCTCTTCAAGGTAGTAGCATATTGCCATACATGACTGAGGTATAGCAACTTAGTTCGTCTATAATATTTCATCTAATACAGGTTTAGGAACATCTGAATACTGTAGCTTCTCTCCGTCTCTTTCAAGATAAACATTCGCATCCGTTCCCACATGTTCGATATATCTTTTCACAATCGCATCTGCATACTTTTCATCCAGTTCGATCGTATAGCAGATTCGGTTGGTTTGTTCGCAAGCCATGAGAGTGGACCCGCTCCCACCAAAAGGATCCAGAACAATGCAATTGCTCATGCTGCTATTTTGGATCGGATAAGCACACAAGCTAACTGGCTTCATTGTTGGATGGATTGTATTCTTCGATGGTCTATCAAAATTCCAAATGGTACTCTGCTTGCGATCGGCATACCAATTGTGCTTGCCATCTTTTCTCCAACCAAATAAAATCGGTTCATGTTTCCATTGGTAAGGACTCCGACCGAGTACAAGACTTTGCTTTGCCCAGATGCAAACACCAGATAAGTAAAAGCCTGCATCCTTAAAAGCCTTTCTGAAGTTATAACCTTCTGTATCTGCATGGAAAACATAGATAGAAGCATCCTTTTCCATATTGGCAGCCATGTTGGTATAGGCTTTTAGCAAAAAGTTATAAAACTCTTCATCTTTCATGTTATCGTTTTGGATGCTCCCTGCTTGAGCAGAGTAATTTACGTTATAAGGCGGGTCCGTCACAACTAGATTTGCCTTTTGTCCATTCATCAGAATTTGATAAACCGCCGAATCTGTACTGTCGCCACAAATCAACCGGTGCCTTCCAAGTGACCAAACATCACCTTTTTGAGTGATAGCTGGTTCAGCTAATTCCTTCTCGACATCAAAATCGTCTTCCGTAATATCTTTATCGTGTACCTCATTAAAAAGCTGATCGATTTCTGGTGGGTCAAAACCGGTAAATGAAACGTCGAAGTCCAAGGACTGCAAATCCTGAATAAGGTCTGCTAACAATTCCTTATTCCATTCACCACTGATTTTATTTAAGGCGATGTTAAGTGCTTTTTCTTTTGTCTTATCAACATCGATGACGACACAGTCAATTTCTGTAAAACCTAATGTTTTTAAAACGGTGATTCTTTGATGTCCACCAATAACCGTCATATCCTGATTGACAATGACAGGTTCTACATAACCAAATTGTTCAATACTATTTTTAATCTTTTCAAATTCACTATCGCCCGCTTTCAGTTTCTTCCTGGGGTTATAGCTTGCAGGAATTAAATCATCAATGGGCAGCTTTTTAAACTCCATCTTCATCACTCCAAAATCTAGATTTGATATAACAGTCATGGCTGCAGAACTTTCGTTTCTTGTTCCCATAGCAGCTGAACCCTTTCTCACACTGCGGGCAGGTATAGTGGTAAATAGCTGTTTCATTTTTATTTCGTGCCTGAGGATTTTCTTTCCACCACTTCCGGCGACATTCATCCGAACAGAACTTCCGAGTCCTTCCACGACCTTTTTGGTTGATTAGGTTCCCGCAGCAAGTGCAGAGTAGATGATTGTTCATTTGCTCTTTCACATTTAATGCAACAACGCTGGAATCACCAGCAAGACCATTCCTTTTACAAAACCCACGGATGCTGTCCCTGGATTTTCCAAGTACTGCGGCAATAGCCTTATATCCAACCCCTTTAAGCTGGAGGTCATAAATCGTCTGTTTTTCTACTTCGTTCATCTCTCACACCCCTTTCTGCGTAAACCGTATTGAAAATGGCAATAAAAAACGCCTAAGTTAGCTATTTTTCAAGCTCTTACTGGCGTTAAAATGACATTTGTTATTTTTTGATTAAAATTGCTCAAACCCTAGTGTTTGTAAGGACTAAGCTATTTTTGTGGGCATTTCTCTATATAACCTCGGCGCTAATTTAAAAACGATTGAAACCCTTGCTCCTGTTGATGTTTTTGACTTGTATCTTCCATCCAGTGATACCCCCCTTGTTTAATTACGCGAAAATTCACGTGAAGGGGGCGCGCGGTCGCCGGATAAAAGGTTGTAGAGATTTTATACCCCCTATGGGTCTCTCAAAAAGAGTAAACTGGATACTGATCTTCTGTTCTTGTCTTACGATCGTGACATCTCTTACACAAAGGCTGCCAGTTCTTTTCATCCCAGAACAATCTCTGGTCTCCTCGGTGTGGTTTGATGTGGTCAACAACCGTTGCTTGAGTCAGCTTTCCTTTCTGCTCACAGTGTTTGCAAAGAGGGTGGGCATTTAAGAATCGTTTGCTTGCTTTCCTCCAGCGGTTATCATAACCACGTTCGTTAGCGTTAGCTCTATCATCTACATGAAGCTTTTCATGAAACTCACAGTACTTGTCGTCCGTTAACAAAGGACAACCGTTATGTTTGCACGGCTTCTTTGGTTTCTTTGGCATTGCTCTCACTCCGTTTAATCCAATTAAAAAAGCCCCGAAGGTTTAAACGTCCTTCAAGGGCTGTTGTCTATGCTACTTCTACAGCTTATACTCTATCACATGATCATGGTGGCTTTTAATGGCTTTTCATGGCGTGTTTTGTAAATTACAAACAAAAATTCTAAAAAGACCCTCTGCAAAAACAGAAGGCCTTACAAATTTTATAGTCTGTTTGTTACACAATTCCATACCTGATCCATAACGGTATGATAACACCTTTGTTCGAAAACGAATATACACCAACCTGGTGTGCATCATCCAAACCTTTTAACACATCACTAACCGTAATTCCTCTTTATCATTCAACAATTCCTGAATGTCCAAAAGTTGACTTACCTCGCCGGTAATCGAAATACTGACTTTGCGATGAGGAACTGCTTGGGGATGAACAGCCCACACTTTTGCTTGGTATTTACATTTCTTCTCAATCACTTCATACATCCAACCACTGTAAAAGGCAGGAATAAATCCTAGCTTTTCTCCATTGACAGACATTACTACGATCGCTTTGTTGTCATAATCATTCCCGGGGTCTAAGGAAAACTCGACACGGTCACCCACATGTAGCTGGTCAATTACTTGATCCCCATTATAATAACGCCATCCCGCAACAAAGAAATCCAAATCAAATAAGTTGTTCTCAACTAAGATTGGCGAAACAAACTCATAGGAATCTGTAGCCAAAATACCGCCTGTAGCCCGCAAAATATCCATTTCTGTACACTCTGTTGAAAGTCCCAATTCTCGAAGTACTGATGGATAATCAGGTCTTCGGGGATCTGGTAAACGTCGCGCAAACGGTCCAAAAAGATTATGGGAAATATACGTCTTATTAGTATCTGGGAATGCTAAGTGAGGTCGATAGCCATTGTCCATAGCTTCTGCTAATTTTCTTCTATACCCTTTTGTCTCATATGAAAATGTATAAACACCATCTTCATAAAGCAACCTACCTACATGGTAACGCTGACGCGTCTCGACATTTTGCCAAATCAGCCACAACTCAAACGGTCTCTTTCTCATGCTTTCACACTCCCTTCAAACCAATTTAAGATCCATACCTTCCGGTAAAGTAAAAGGTGGATCACCCATTCTTTATCTAAATCACTCATTATGTCGTTCGGAATATCATTCACTATGGATAGTAGTATTCCCTTATTTAGCTGTTCTAATCTTTTTACAGCCGATTCTAGTTCCCCAGGCAAATGACTGTGAAGAAAAGATAACAACTCAAAATGCTTTGGTCTTTTTCTATTAGGTAATCCAATACTTGGCCTACCGCGGTTACAGAAGCCTGCCAACATCTTATCATCTGTTAACATTTTTTGCTTTTTTTCTGCCACTTCGTTAAAACCGAGGGAAGAGCCGTTATCATAAATGGGCGCCAATCGCATACCATTAGGTCCACTAAGAACACCCCAATTGTCACAGTGCCGATCATTATTGGCGATCAATGCATCAAAAACCGGTAACGCTACAAAGTCCTTCTCTAAATCATATGCTGCAAGGAGGTCTATGATGTAGGGCAACTCGTAATAAGTCAATGAACGGCGATCAAAATCCTCAAATCGTGCCAGGAACAAATCTCCGCCTTCATACAATTCTTCTGTCTTAGGTCGGAAGTTTTTGGAAATCGTACCGACAGCACCTCTATGCATAGCTAACTCTACTTCAGCTGCATGAAAACCCAACTTTGTACCAACACTACTTGCTACAAATTCAGCCCAATGCCCGCCTGTACCTTCGGTAGGTATCTTGAAAAGGTATTTTGTTGCGTTTTCAGGATCTGACTCTGGTTCAAGTAGCCAGACCTTTGTTCTGGTCCCCGAAGCCTGACTTTTGATATCTCGTATCCAGAGCGAGGTATCGATCATTGGTCATCGCTCCTTCAACTAAAATCGCTATTTCCTTTAAGTATATAGTTTATGTGCCTAAATGTCACTCAGAAAACAAAAATACAGATCTCTTTGCAAAGAAAAACCCTTCAAGGAACATCTCCTTCAAAGGGTTTTGGGTTATATTCTCTTTCATATGCATTCAACTAAGTGCACTAGATCATCTGCTTCTTTCAGTGCTTTCCGGTGCAAACGATAAACCCAGCGAATATCATAGCCCATAATCGTTGCAACTTCTTCCCAGGTACTCCCGCTAAGGTAGCGTAGTTCTAAGAGCAATCGGTGTGAGGAATTCTCAATATTTGAAACGAAGGTTGCCAACTCACGTTTTAAATCAATTAATTGATCAATGTCATTGTTGATTTCTTCCTCAAGGCTCATTAACTTTACAAGGGCATTTTCCATCGGTGATTGCTGTTTCGTACTTTGAACCTTATCATCCTGGAGGACCGATGTTGTTTTTAAAGCAAGGTCTCGTAACATGGAAACTTGTTCTAGTTTACTGTTTATTCTTTGATCAAGCTGAAAAGCCTGAGATAAATATTCTTTTGCGTTCACCGGCGACTCCTCCTATTTATCATCAACCTCACTTTCCATGAGGCTTATCCTCTTTGTGTTGTTTCATTCTTGCCTTGACTGCTTCAATCAGTGCAGCTTGGCTCACATCTTTATCTTCTAATACTTTCATCACTCGTTCATCAATGGTGTCTTTTGCAATGATGTGATGAATCACGACCGTTTGTTTCTGGCCTTGTCGCCAAAGTCTAGCGTTTGCTTGCTGGTAGAGTTCAAGACTCCAAGTCAGTCCAAACCAAATTATGATGTTCCCGCCCGATTGAAGATTCAGCCCATGACCAGCGGATGCTGGGTGGGCTAACAAAACTTGAACCTTCCCTTGATTCCACTCCTTAATGTCATTGTCTGATTGAAGGAGTCTCGGCTTTAGTTTCCTTAAATATTTTAAAAGCCTGTCCTTGTCATGTTGGTAGCCATAAAACACAAGTACCGGTTTCCCGCCTGCTGTTTCGATCAATTCATCCAAAGCTTTTAACTTTTCATCATGAATTTGCTTCACTTCACCATCTTCATCGTAAACAGCACCGTTAGCCATTTGTAACAGTTTATTGGCAAGAACGGCAGCTGAACCGGCCAAGACATCCGTTTCTTCAATCGATAAAATCAATTCTTTTTCTAACACCTCATATTGTTCCTTAGCTTTCTTGGGTAGTTCCACCGAAATCACATTATCCATCCGCTCAGGTAACTCAAGATAATCCTTAGCCTTCATACTCACACAGATATCAGAAAGTTTCTCATAGATTGCATCTTCCGCACCTTCTTTTAACTTCCAGGTGTAGATGGTCATTTGATTTCGTTTATCCGGAAGGAAGTACTTTTCTCGATAACCAGTGACTGTTTTACCCAGTCGCTCTCCACCGTCCAGTAAATAAATCTGTGGCCACAAATCAATCAAACCGTTTGGTGCTGGAGTTCCTGTTAGTCCAACCAATCGTTTAATAAAAGGCCTCACCTTTTTTAAGGACTTAAACCGCTGTGCTTTGGAAGATTTAAAGCTGGATAACTCATCGATTACCACCATGTCAAAGGGCCAGTCCGAATCGAAGTGTTCTACAAGCCAAGTAACATTTTCTCTATTGATGATGTAGATATCTGCTTTTTTATATAGAGCGGCTACTCGTTGTTTTTCACTACCGAGCACTTTGGAAATTCGGAGCTCGTGAAGATGATCCCATTTCTCCACTTCTTCTTCCCAAGTTGTACTTGCTACTCGGAGCGGAGCAATTACTAAAACCTTCGCTACATCGAAGTAATCATAGAGAAGTTCCAAAATCGCCGTCAGTGTGGAGACCGACTTCCCCATTCCCATCTCAAGAAATAGAGCTGATTTCTCTTTTTCAATAATCCATTGGGTGGCATAGGCTTGATAATGATAGGGTTGATAAATCAAAGGACCATCTCCTCTAGCATTCGATCGACCGCTTCATAGCTATCAATCTTAAAAACTTTAAAGCCTAATGCTTCCAACTGCTTTTTCCTTTTCCGTTGCAAGGCTCGTAGCTTTTTAGCTGGTGCCTTTAATTCCACAAAAGCAACCTTTGAACCATTAAAGAGCACCAGCCTGTCTGGCACACCTGCAAAACCGGGTGATACAAACTTTAATGCCAGCCCACCATGTTCGTTCACTTTCTTTTTCAGCCTTTGTTCCACACTCGCTTCATTCATTTATCAGTCACCCCAAATTTATTGTTTACAAACAAATCCAGTATTAATAAAGGTTTGAGCTATCTTGTAAACTTGTAAACGTAAAAATGGTTAAGCTATACATATAAGGCTATTAGAGGGTATTGGATATATATAGTATTCTCTATACTCCCTATTTCTTCTTATATAGATATATATGTTTATCATGTTTACAAGGTATATAGAGTAAGAGGGACAAGAGGTTTGATGTAAACAATTGGAAAATTTTATAGTTTACATGTTTTACAAACCATCCCTTCTAAATCCTCTTTGTGTTCCGTAGTCATTGTCGAACCGAATGGAACTCACCCTTTTCCAACCCGGTGTATGTTGGATGATCATATTGATTTCTTTGGCATCGTACCTGGTCATTATCGATACATCCTTTTGAAACAGTTCCTCCCATACCATCTGTGCACATACTTTGTTTAATTTCATGGTTTGAACTGAGTTGTCATTTGGTTGACCCATATGCAAATAAGTTCTTCTTGTACCAATATCGAGTTCATACCAGTTCGTTGGCACTTCGGTTTCCAGATAAGTTCTGATACTTTCTGCAATTGGATTTTCTTGTGTATGAGCGGCTTGAAGTTCACGTGCTTTTTCCTCAATGTCTTTACTTAAAGACAAGGATTCTCCCTTTTCATACAGCACCTTTGCCTCCGCCCAAATTTGATCGACTTCCTCTTCCGTTAAATCGTCCCACATGTTTTTACTGCCTCCACCATTAACCGTTATCGGTAAGAAGCGACGATTTCCTGTTGGATCATTTAAAAAATCATAATCATTGGTGGTTCCGAAAAACACGCACTGCCGCTTAAACGTTTCATTGTGTCTGCCATAAGCGACCCGAAAGGTATCCTCAGATTTTGAAATAAAATGCTTTACTGCCTCCACATCCACTTTCTTTGTCGCAGTCAATTCTGCCATTTCCAAAATCCATGCACCCTGAAGCTGTTCATAGGCTTCTTTGCCCTTCACAGTGATCAAGGAATCCGAGTGCCATTCCTAGCCTATAAGCTTAATAATGTAACTCTTTCCCACACCTTGAGGGCCAACAAGGACAACACAGTAATCAAACTTGGCACCCGGTCTATAAATCCTTGTAACTGCTGCAAGCAAGATTTTTCGAGTAAATGTTCGGACGCACTCATTATCATTAGCACCAAGATAATCTATCAGTAAGGTTTCAATCCGCTCCTGGCCATCCCAAACAAGTCCGTTTAAATAGTCCTTAATCGGATGAAAAGCATACTTCACCGCCACTTCACTCCAAGCGTCAGCAATTACACCTGCTCCTTTTATGCCATAAACCGAGTAAAGGTAGTTTCTCAAGCTAGCATCATCTGTATCGGACCAATATTCGCCACGGTCTACACTCCTCCATGGCAATTCATCTTTAATGACCACCCGATGGACAAAGTCGTTCATTGCGATTCGATTCCTTAGGGATGGATCATGCTCAAGAATAAGAATGACATTAGGTGCACTCGAGACGATGTTCCCTTTTTGGTCCCTCGTTAACTCTGTTAGCCACTCCATTTCTTCCTCTTCAAAATCAGCAGCAGCAAGACTCAACTGTTCTTTACCTAATGTGAGTTTGACCTGCTTGTCCTTTAGTGCTTCTTCCACCATGGCCTTATAGGAAGGCAACCGATTGATTGGTGTTCCCTCTCTTACTGACTCATCAAGGTCTCCAAATAAATGAAAACGAACCAAATCAAATGCATTACAAAGCCGTCCACCAATAGGGTCAGTAGAATGGTGAGAGTAGGCAAAGTCGCCATCTTCGTAAATCACCAACCCGCCTGCTGTGGAACCAGCTGAATAAGTGTAACGGTTTCGATCCTCGCAAGGGATATAAATATCATTTAAGTATTTCTCAATCACATCTATGACAGAGTACGTTCGGCAAAAAGCACCGACGACCCCCTCTTTCGACTTAGGATCCCCCTGCTTATCTGCTAACTTTTTTCTTTCAGAAACCGTTCTAGAACTTTCTGGCCAATAGGAGGAATCTCTCCAATCTGGATATCTCGCCAAAACAGCATCGGGATCGATCCATGGCTCGTCCAACACTTTAAAGACAAATTCCCCATCCGATGATGTCGATGGCCAATACATCAGCCGGTGTACTTGATAGGTGGTATCATCGAAAAAGTCAATTCCAAGGTCAGCTGCAATCCTTCTTGCAATTGGTACATATTCATCGGCGGTAACTGGTCTGGATAAAGGAATGACTAGTCTTAACCTTGGGTTTTTCGGATGGTGTTTATGAGTAGAGTACATGGCGCATCCGTAGCCAAACATGGTCTCAACTGATGCCCATAAGTCTCCTTTCACAAAGTCAGCATCAAGAGATACAATTTGTCGCCAAACCACACTGTCCTGTTTTCTTCGGCCACCCTTTAAGGTGCCACCTACAAATCCACCCACATCTTTAATCTCATCCTGCTTGGATTTAGAAAGCTTCTTATATTCCTCATACGTTTCATGGGTTCGAATCGTGCTACTTAGCTTCTGAACAACCTCAGACCAGAGCATTTCACGATTTTTCCAGTTCAGTTCTTTTCTATTTCTTCCGGTTGCAATCGTAAGATTTGCATCATGTCTTAAACTATTGCTTCTTCTTTCACTGAGCTCTTTCACATCTACCAGCCCTCCTACGTAACACAGTACCTAGGCCTTTTCTGGCTCCTTCCAAATCACCGGAAAGAGCCTGACCTTTCAATGTTTTCATTGCCTGTTTCGGTATTACACTTTTGAACTGCCTTAATTCCACTAAGAATTTCACTGTGTCTATATCGGCCATGTTAGACACTTCCCAACTATGCCGATTTAGTAGAGCGCTCAATCAACGGTACCAATCCTTTTTCTCTCTTTAATAGTTCATAAAGAAAGAGTCTTCCCTTTTGGGTCCAGTAAGTGTGCATTACGCTTCTATCTGCATCAATGGCATGGGTTTTTGATTGGGTATAGCCCATTTCCGCATATTTTTGATAGAGAAGCCACGTTTTCCCCATCTTGTATTGCACACCTAGCTCATGGAGGAGGGCGTTCAGTTTTCTTGCAGATAGACCGTAATCCTTTGCAATAATGCTTATAGGTACAATCGATTTATTCTGAAGAACCAAATCATAATACGACGCTTTCGGCTGCAACTCACCGATAATTTGTTTCTGTTGAGCATTAGCAAGTTTTAGCTTTTTTGCTTCTTCTTTAGCTTCCTTATATTCCGTAAAAAGCTTAATGCCGAGATCTGGATTTTTAAGAATATCATCAAGTAATGATTCGGAAGCGTACATTCCGTGTTTTCGGATATCTGGTAGCACTTCATCGAACACCCAACGTTCGAACTGCTCCGCTGCCGGAAGTTGCGATTTCACAATCAATCGATAGAGATCACCTTCTGGGATGAAATTCTTCTGAATAACCTTTTTTTCATTCTGCGGATGAGGTAGGTCGTGTTTCGCTACCCACCGGCAATGGCGTTTGATAGCATCTTTTGTATTGGAATAGCCCAGCATCTTTGCACAATCCGTTGCAGGGAAATATACCTTACCATCCAACTCCATTACCTGTAACTGTCCAAAAACCTCATTTGAAACTACTTGTAATCTATTCATTATCAATTTCCTCCTATTCGATTTAATCTTTTTTGTAATAATAGGTTTCAAAACTATCTGCTCCTAGAGGAAGTCCTGAAGCCCAAGCAATCGGCTGACCCATTATGCTTTCTACTTCTTCCATAGAACCCGTTCCAATTGGAACATCCAGAACAACTTCATCATGGACATGGAAATTAATGAGGTATCCCGCTTCATCCAAACGAAGCATGGAGACTGCGAGACAATCCCTAGCAATAGCTTGGATAATATTCTCCGTAAGTTTGCCGCCGTAAGTAGGAATCCTGCCCCACTGCTTGGAGCCTTGTTCTGTTCCTTCATACGTAAGCTGTTCTTTGCCAAAACGCTCGTCCACCCCAATTCTGGGCCTTACGTAGGCTAGGGAACGACCCGATGGCAGCGTGATAAATAAAATCCCTTTCATGTAATGAAAAGTAAGTCCATACTGCATCTTCACCACTACTTTTTCTTTCACCGCTTTAATGGCTGCTGCTTCTATGCCCCACCAGAGTTTCACGATATTCGGATTAGCCTCCCGCCAAGCGGAAACTAACTCAGAAAGTTCATCTTCGTTCAGGCCCATTTCTAAAGCACCCATCTGCGTCAGTGCCCCTTTAGAGCCACCGTAGCCAAGAGCAAGTTCGGCAATCTTACCTTTCTGCCTGAGCGGGCTACCTTTATCGATGGTTTCAATCGGTACTTTAAACATCTGTGCAGCAGAGGCTTCATAAATTTTTCCGTGTGATTGAAAGACACCCATCCGCCAACGCTCACCTGCAAGCCACGCAATGACTCGTGCTTCAATTGCTGAAAAGTCGGCTACAATAAAACGGTGGTCATTGGCTGGGATAAACGCTGTTCGGATCAATTGCGATAATACATCCGACAAACTATCAAACAGAATATTTATCGTTTCATAATCTCCGGACTTCAAAAGACTTCTAGCAATCTTTAAATCACCCATATTGTTTCTTGGTAGATTGTGAATTTGTACAAGTCTTCCAGCCCAACGGCCTGTCCTACTCGCACCATAAAATTGCAGCAATCCCCTAATCTTTAGGTCAGAACAAACGGAACGCTCCATAGCTTCATATTTTTTCACTGATGTTTTTGACATTGCTTGTCTTAATTCCAACAGCCGCTTCACTTCCGAATTTTCCACTTCACTCATCAATGCTTCGACGTTTTTCTTGGCAAGGCTATCCACTTCTATTCCTTGCTTCATTAACCAACCTTTTAATTGCACTGGACTATTTGGATTCTCTAGCCCTGTTAAAAGGATGGCCTCATCGAAAAGCTTATCCTGAAATGCCTTATCTGCCTGAATAGCATTTATGACTAGGCTTTTATCAATAAGAACCCCTTCATCATTGATTTTTTGATCTAACTCCCAAAGCTTTTGTTCAATTTTCGGGATTGGAAATGCATCTAGTTTCTTTCGGATTTGCCTTTCAACTTCAACGTCCTGTTTACAGTACAGCTTAAAGGTGTTCCACCTATCAGGATCATGTTCTGGTAGATTTCGAGTTCTCCCCTCATTCACTTTGGTAGGTTTACATGGAACCGAAAAATAGCGAATTAAGGACTTCCCTTCCTTCAGTTTCTGTTCTTTCAACTTGAGGCATTTGGCCACTCCATCGAGATATCCAGGCAAACCAAGCATTAAAGCATGAACAGATGAACATCGCCATTGATCAGGTGGCATTGGTTTATTAAAGTGCTTGGCTAAACACGTTCGTTCAAAATTTGCATTGTAAGCTGTTTTTAACACTTTTGGATCCGTCATCGCTCTTTCAATGTCATCCGGTATCTTCTCACCAGATGCTAAGTCAACAATTTGCACCTCTTCTTCATCAACCGCATAGGCAAAGAGGAGAATTTCAAAATCTGCTGATTCACTGTAGGCGTAGACCCCGCATTTCACGAGGTCCGCCTCACTGTAAGTTTCAATATCGATTGCTAATAGTTTCATAGATATCAACCTAAAATATCGTCATCATCGTCACTATCATCTGCAAAGTCGGCTTCTGCACTGCTTCGGCCACCAAGTGGATCTCCATCAGTAGTCTTCATAATGTTTTGAAGCCCTGCCGCAATTCCCTTATTTCCATTTACGTTGTAAGCGTAGAAAGTCAAACTAACACGTCCATAGCAGCCCGAGTAAAACTCACTTTGGTCCATGATTGGATTTAAGTCTGCATCTACAATGCCCGGCTTAATCTTGCTATTTGCATTAATGAAGAAGGAATCTGCATAAGCTTCATCATCCTCACGGTCTACATCACCGTCACGCAATGGGCTCTTCAAGTTCGAAGGTGCCTTACCACCGAATTTGTCCTTATTTTCTTGAGTCGCTTTTTGTATCGCATCTGTTACCTTTTTGATGGTCTTTTTATCTGATTTCGGGATAATGATACTGACTGAATACTTCAAGTCACTTCCATTGACACTCACTGCTTGATGTACATTCGCATAGCTGAATCGTACCGGTTCTTCTTTTGTTCCAATCGTAATTTTTACCACGTTTTAGTTCCTCCTCATTATTGAAAATCTGCTTCAGGTGAAGCTTTTATTTCTGGTCGCTTGTCCTCTTCAGGGACGAGCTTCATCTTGCCCGGTGCCTTTGTAACTAAAGGACCAAGCAACTCTTCAAACTCTTTTTTACCGAGTTCTTTCTCAAGGCTGGTGATTGTATTTAGTGATTTCTTGTAAATGACATCTTTGTCATATCCCGCAGCAGTGAGTGTGTCGATTACCGCTTCTTCATTGCTATATTTGCGACTCCCTCTGCCCTCTACGAGTTTCATTCCTGGCCACTGCTTGTTTTCATTCACTGACATTGATAAGGCGAATTCTTGAATGGTTTTCGCCCAACTGATTAATTCATCAAGAGAAGTTAGAACTTCGACCACCTCTTCATCCGTCAGTAGTGGCGGCTTTTGAAAATCCAAACGTGCTAGTTTCATATTTTCTTCTGCCCTAGCCCCGCAGGCTGCTTTCGCCTTACACCACCTGCAATGCGGTCCAACCACAAATGTCCCCTCGCCAGCAAATGCTAGTTCCGCCTGTGGCTTGACTTCACATTCCGCCCATTCCAACAAATCATCTATCTGTATTTCATCAGTGGAAATGTTATCTAATCTAGGTTGTACAATAGTCATCATTACAGTCTGGATGTCATACAACATTCCAAACCCATGAATGGCACCTAATGCATAGAGCCGCATTTGTGGATTATTTTCAGCAGAAACTTTTACGCCTTTACCACCTTTAAGGTCAACTACTTCCAAAATGCCGTCGGAAATAATCACTACATCCCCAGTTCCAAATCCTTCTGGAACCCAAGGACTGAAATCCAACCTTTCCTCAATGAGGATGAGTGGATCTTTGCTTCTTGCCCTAGCTTCAATTATTTTTTCGAAGACAATATCCACATAGCATTGGACAGCTTGTTCAATTTCTGGGTTATAAAATTCATTTTGTTTCATCAGCTTCAGCTTTTTGTTCAACTGAGCTTTTGTCATCTGTTTTAACTCATAAGACAAATAAAGCTCTGACAGTTCATGCATGAATGTACCCTCTTTGGCATAGATACTTGTTTCTTCTTTGAATCGTTCACCCAACCGAATACTTGGTGTGCATTTTAAATACATGCTTGACTTAGAGGCACTTAATACCGCATGAGCCCTTTCTGAATGGTTCATATAATAGTAGAAACCTCCCTTTCTTCTTTATCAAAGCTTGTCCGCCCTTTCTAACAGTTCTGGATACTTTTCAGCTGGGATATCGCTTAACTTTTTTGCATCAAAACCTGTAATAAGTTCTTTCACTTTAACCTGTTTACCATCTTGGGCTAATGCTGCAAGTTTAGCTCTGACATCTTCAAAAACTGGTAGTTTAGCTTTTGGAGACTGTGCTGGTTTCTTTGGTTCCTTGTTTTTCTTAGGTTGTTCTTTTTCAACGGGAACTCCAGAGTCCGTCTCATTGCTTTCTAATGCAAACACCAAGGTTTCAATACTTCCTGCTAGATTCCGCAAGTTCGTCACTACATCAAGAGCGAGTTTTGTTTTACTCATCTACCTTTTCTCCTTCCTTCTCATTTCGTTCATCAAGCTGGCTCAGTCGATTAGCTAGTCTTTTAGAAACAATGCTGATAGCCGTAAGGACCCCAATCATTTCTTCCTGAATGACTTTGTTGCCTTCTTTTGCTTTAACTTGTGTTGTCAATTAAAGTTCACCTCCTCGTGGTTAATAATGTCCTTCACTTATTAGCCAACGGGAAGGCTACTTTGGTAACCAAAAATCATAAAAATTTTTCAATAAAAATTCTTAGTGATGTTCCTTCTATGATTTCCGCTTTGTTTTTAGGGGTTGGCCAACCTCTTGACTTAATAGTAATCTCTCACTCAATGTTTAACCCGGACACGAAATGTCCTATTTTTACGCAAAAAGGCACCCCCAAAGTGATATTTGCTTATCACTTTTGAGAATGCTCTTGATTTTAAACAAAAAAAGAACCGGACATAGAATGTCCAGCACCAATAAATATTTTTATGGCTCTTCGCCATTTAGTGTTGGTAAAGAAGAAAACATCCCTAGAGTCAGAGGATAAGCTCCTTCTCAACTCTAATAGTTTTCCATTTTACCGGATGGCAGTCAAGGAAAGCACTTGACAGCCCTCCGGTAAAATGGAGCTTGGTCTGTAAGTTGAGAAGGAC